TCTTCTCATATGCTCCGATCCGCTCCATTCTTTCTTTTACTGATTCCATTTTTTCTCGGAGTAAAGAGCTCTTTCACGCTGGCCAGCAAACCTCTTACTCCTTTCGATTTAGTTTAAAATTTCATCTAAACAAGCATTCCATCCTGCTTTGTATGATAGTTCAATCCTGTCCGGCTGTGGATATTTTCCGCACACTTTCATTTTCTCTGGCAGTTCCTGAAGCGGACATTTCTCATGCCGCGTCTCCGTAAATCTGTTTTGAGACAATCTCGAAGCTCCACCATTCAGCACATTCATAAGCTGACACTTCTTAGTGCCTTGAAACTCATATAAAAATTTACATTTGCTGCACGATTCCGGCATATCCATAACTAAAATTGCTTTATCCATCTATTCCACCGCCTTTCATGATCTCGATTGCATGCTCATAACTTCTCGCTTTCTCTTTTCCTAAATTACTGTCGTATGCATTCTCCCAAAACTTTCGCTCATTTTCCAACTGTTCTACAACTTTGTCTGGATCATAGGCGGTCGGCTGTGCATCAACCCAAGGAATTGCATGTCCATAATGCAAATATTTTTTCAGATATTTCTTTAGTTCATCCGCATCAATTAATCTTCCCATCGTTCGCCCTCCCTAAAAATCTCTACTGCCTGTCCACAATGCCAGCAATACACAACATCGCTCGGCAAAGTATTTCTTCGTTTTTTCCAGACTTCATTGTATGTACCACAAGATGGACAGGTGCATTTATCTAGCCGGATGGGATTCTTCTCTTTCTGCTTCTCCATCGCCGCCCGGCATTCTTCCGGTGTGCCGATTGCACGGTACTGCTTCAGCTCTTCCACCCATTCCCCATTATCAATCCGCTTTCCACGGGATAAAAATCTATTCTCCATCGTTTATATCCTTATGTATTTATTCTGGTTCAGCCAATACCATTTACACGCCCTGCCACCATTAACAAATGCCATAGGCTTCCCACTATTATTTGCATTTGCGCATGTGACACCATTCGAACCACAATACAGACAGTTGGAACATCTTTCTTCAATTTGCTTTTCTTCCAGAACTCTGATATATCCCATTATTTTTCCTCCATTTCTTTCAGCTTGGCTTCGGCTTCCTCACGAGTAAAGAATACCGATTTATTAATTTCGCAAATGCTGCAGTGTTTAGCTACGCTTTCACGTATGTAGTACGCCTTATCACTACAATTCTCGCAAAATCCTATAAAACACATTCCAGACCGATTACTTTTGTTTTTTCCGCAACAATACTCGATGGAATACACTGGTGCATCTTCACTGATTGGCAACCGCAGAAGTAATCCCTGCTCCTCGGCATCCTCATAGTCTTTGAGTTTCCGATATACGGCATCTATTTCCTCGCAATCCGGTTCACATGCCCTTTCCCACAGTTCATCATCAATCCATGATGGATTCCTTTCTGTTAATCTTTCCATGTTGCTTCCTCGCTTTCTGCTTTTCCTTTTCCTCACATGGCTTACAAAGCCTACTACACCAACCGCATGGTGTTATGTATGGACATTCTTCTCCAAGTCTCATGCTATTCCTCACTTTCTGCCTTAAGCCAATCCAAAACACATGATTTGCAAGACTCTTCAGGATGAGAACATTCCTCTACGACCATGTGTTCTATGCAACTTCCAAATAATACTTCTGCCAAATCCTCATCCGTCATGCTTCTGATCCGGTCTGCATTGGTATGTTGCTTCTTCGCCATGCTTTTCATACACTCCATCATATTTCTACCTCACTAAATCCGTTATTTTAACAGATACCCCTTTATATTTACCGGTGCGACAATACTCTGCGGTATCAAAAAAACAAATGCATCCATCGTCTTTTTTTTCAAGTGCTATGCTTACACCATTGCTTACCAGTGTATTTTTTAACAGTGTCAGTACCGCCTTTATCTCATTCTTGGTTTCGTCCGTCATTTCAACTTCACCTTTCTCTTTCTACCTTTCTTCTCAAACTTATCGCACATCCCAACCGGGCACTCACGCCTTAATCTGGTCTGTAAATAATATCCACACATGATTTCTGTCTGGTTGTGCTTGTATGCATATTTACATTTCCGGCAGTATTTTACGCTTGTCTTTGTCATTTCTCCCATGTTAATAATCCTTATTTCACCGCTTTTCCTGTTACAATATCCCAATTTTCATCCTCAATAAACTGATTCCGAATAATCTCATCCGTCAGATAGTGTTCCTTACTCTTTGGCTGCTTGCGCCAATAGGAATCAATGTAATAGGCAACCCAATTCATAAATTCTTCGATTTTGGCATTCGAAAATCGGTAAGAATCTTTTAATGTCGGAATAGTCAGATACATTGTAGCTGCCAGTGCGCTTTCGATATTCCAATCTGCACCAAGTGCTGCACGTCCGTTTTTAATATCCGCCATATACAATTTTTGTGGCATCGGGATTGACTTTACCCACTTGACAACATCAATTTTCTTTTTACGGCAATACTCCATCATGCTCTCACTCGTTACCTTTTCGTTGTCATCGTCCTGCCATGCCTTCCGGCGTTCAACAGTTTTACTGTAATAGTTAGTAACTTGTTTAAACGTCATATTAAATTTGTCATACAGTATCGCTGCAAATATAAATCCCATATGATTTGCGATATTATCTCCTAACCGGCATTTTGCTAATTCCTGCTTATAAACACTCGATGGAATCACCCTTTTTCTCTGCTGTACGCTATGCATTTGTCCACCTTCCTTTTAATTTTTATTTTATATTTCCACTCGTTATCACTTTTTCAATGATTTCCTCCTGCATCCGCTCTGCGATATGATCCCGGACTGATTCTTCTGGAAATGCGATCTGATATGTCCGCTCCTTGATCCGGTTCGTGATCCGGTCATCATAGGATATTTTGTCCAGCGGATCATTACTCGTGAAAATCGTTACCTTCTGGTTTATGTACCGCTCGTTGATGATCTGATACATTTTGTCGTTGATCCATGCCGCCGGTGCTTCCACACCAAAATCATCAATGATTAAAATATCCGTTGTGGAAAGTGCATCTAAAAGCTGGCTTTCATTGCCTGCTGCATCCCTGCGCCATGTATTCTTAATTTCCTGCAGGATGGTCAGTGATACTGCAAATTTGACTGTGTATCTTTTCATCAGCTCATTTGCAATCCCGGCAGCGATCCTCGTCTTACCGCTTCCCTTTGTCCTCGACCAGATATACAGTCCCATGCCTCTTTCCTTCTGGCTCTCAAAATCATCCAGATAGGTTTTTATGATTTTACAGGCATCTGACACCATCTTTTTACTTTCCTGCTTCCTGTACACATCCATTCGAAACGATCTCAGATCCATCCCACGGAATGCCTCCGGTATATCTGCGAATCGCAACCGCCTTGACATGACCGCTTTCTCACGGCATTTACACGGTACTGCTATTTCAACTCCGTCTTTTATTTTCAAAATCCACTCCCGACCTTCGCAAATTGGACACACATCAGAATCCTTGGAAGTCTCCGGTGTCTCCGCATTCCTGCATAAGTTCGTTGAGTGATTTTTCATGCGTTCCAGTATCTCTTCCAACTGATCCATCGTTCTCTCCTTTCAGATACTGCATAAACAAGTTCTCTCGTAAAAAGTTCTCCGGCTTTTTAATATATCGCTCTGCTGTTTTCTCCCGTCTGCATATATCTGCATAATTCTGTGCAGCCACTATCAGATCATCTTCCGGTACACCAGCCAGTACCACATTGCAGTATTCAGTTTCAACAAGACAGCCAGTGCACCGTTTCGGATAGGCCGCGGAAAACTCTCCGAATTTTTCCACGGGGGATATAGGGGGTGTATTTTGTTTATGTTTATGTCTTTGTTTATTAATAGGTTCACTTTGTGGTTCAAACTGTGGTTCGTACTGCGGTTCACTTTGTGGTTCAAACTGTGGTTCATTTTTACTGTAATTTTGAACCACAAGACTATTTATTTTATATTGTGCCGCAAGATTCCCACCGCGCGATTTCCATTCGATGAACCCATCTGTAGCAAGCTTGTTTCTCGCTCTCTTTAACGCTGATGCATTTAATCCAGACCGAAGTCCAAGGACTGACGAGGCTACCGTAAACGTATCTGGCCACCCTGCTTTATTCGCTATGGACATTAACGCATGCCATAAGGCGATTGCAGTGTTGGGCTGCGGGTTTAGTTCGAGCCTGTCGTAAAATGCTTTTATCTCAGCTAAATAGTTCAAGTTTCCACCTCCCGAATCCGAACTTCAATCCGTGGATTTTCAGCATCTATACGAAATTCATCAGAGAATCCACAGATCTGTTCCCAGCCATCATTTTTTAATACATGGCAGTTAACTAATGCATCCTGGATCACTTTTCTACCGAAAGATGATATATTGTCAAGATCACGCCTTTTATTCTTTTCCACCCACAGATATTCCATAAATACTTTTTTATTGATATTTACGTCTCTCAGGCACTTTCTGATGTACACAGAAACAATAGCTTCATTCTGCTTTTTCATCTCTCCGCCTTTATATCTGCTTGCCTTATCCGCACGGATAAAATCATTCAAGTTATCCAGTCGTCCCGGTATTATCAGTAGGTACTCCAACTTCTCGCCACCTTTCAAATGTCATTTTCATGTTTAAACGTTTTTTCAGTATCGATCTGGCACGGTGCAGCTCTTTTGATAGATATTCATCCAGTTCTTTTTCATCTACTGGATCTCCCGGAACTGGTCTGTAATATCCATTTCCAACATTGATAATGCAGTCATCCTTTGTATTTGCTGTCTCTATCTGCTTTCGCAGTTTTCTATCTTCAAATGGATTATAGAGTCTCGGTAATGGTTTCAAATGTCCGCAGGGAATGTCATTTATTGTCTTCATTAATCCCCTTTCTTCTCCGGGACTAAACCCGGAGATAATAACCAGCTTCCAATAATTCGTGATATATTATTTTCTGCATGAATAGGTTTCTTTCTGCCATTTGGCAAGGTGTTTCAACCCTATAAATCCTTTACAACAATTCCATAGAC